CTGCGAATTTCTGGATTTCACCCTTGTCGGTCACTCCACCCAATTCAACAATTTCCTTTTGCAATCTCCATGTTCTTGCTGGTGCAACTCTACCTTGGGGGTAGGTGTCAATCATATTAGCAATCTCTGTGCTTTCACCAAAAGAAAGGGGTTTTAGCTTTACCATTTGTTTTGACATTGGAAGCTCTACTGTGAAAGTGCCATCTGCGCCAGGTTCAACACCCTTTTTTATATTCAATTCATCCAATCTCTCTGTTGCTTGGAACTTCTTACCAGTTTTAGGGTCCGTTAAGTTGAGTTCAATCGTTGGACCAAAGGCTGTGTTTCTCAAGAAAATGAGAATAGCTTCAATGTCACCTTCTAAAAGCTCTTCAGGTCTAACTCCTGGTTCATAAATTTTTGCACGGAGAAGGTTAATTGTCATATCCTTTCCACCAGCAATAAGGATGTTTTCATCATTAGCTGTTAGGTATCCAACTTTCAAACTCGACTTTTTATTCTTGTAGAATACCCCTTGTGAAGGAAGTGGAACCACGTCATGTGGTAATGAAAATTGTTGTTGAGAGTAATTTAAAGTTTCTTGGTCCATAATAAAAAAACCGTAGAGTGCGGCTCTACGGTTAAATATACGACTTCAAAAAAGTAAATAAATAATACTTAGTAAATCAATACACAACGGTCCATTCTCAATGTTGCAGAAATAGTTGCAAGAGCGTCTTGAGAATAGTTGAGTGAGTTGAAATTCACGTCAGTAAGGAATGTTCCGTACAAAATCCATTTTTCTACAACAACACCCGTTGGGTCTAGCATTTCGAGGTCAATGTCTTTCTTATAACCGGCTGCGTATCCCATACGTCCTGTTACTGATTCTGCGTGTAAACGAACCCATTCCATAAGTGCTTGTGCTGCAGAAGGTCCGATTGGGTCACGGAACGTTACTGGAATTGTTTGCCAGTTAAATCTTCCTGCAACAAAAGTTGAGGTGTTCAAAAATTGAATTTCTGTTGGGTTGATGGTGATGTGTGGTCTAGCAGTAGATTCTACGAACCATTCATTGATACCCAAAGATGATGGAAACCTTAAAATAAACCTGTTTTGTCTTTTAGGTTCATAAGGAATCGGCATTTTCATTAATAAATCCGCCATTGTGTTTTCTTATTTTTTACTTTTATCGTTTATTATAAATATACCCATGGTTGAAAACTTTTTCTATTTACTTTTTTTCCACGGTTGGTAAAATTCACATATAAGTATTAAGTATTAGTATAATAATATTAATTAATTTACTTAGTTATTTTACTTCTTTCTTAATTCCTCCTTTAGTAGAATATAATTTAATAGGTTCTTTAATACTATTAAAGTAGTTCTTTATACTATAGACGTTTTTTTCATCGTCGTCAGAAAAACCAATCGTTGGTTTTTTCGGAATGAATTTGTTAGCCACATCTTTTTTTAGAAAAGCACTTTTTTGTAAGACTGTTGCCATTGCTTTGACATACTTCACAAAATTTGCCATGGCTAATACTTTTGCTTCTTCGGGATTTGCCGCATCTTCCTCTACTCCGAAGCTTACCGGGTTGTATTTGTTAAGTTCCAGATAAGACCATATTAGCTCATTATCTGTCATTTTTTCTTCCCCAGAAAAATCTCTAAATTTTTTCAGGTTTTTTAAAAGAGCTTCCTTAGAAATACCGCCAAAATTATTTTTTATGTAATTGTAAACTCCTTGTTTAATGGTTTCTGGATTGTGTCCCCTCGCTGTTATGATTGCAAAGATTGACCCATTATTAATAGCCTCCCTAAAGTCTGACCATGCCGGACCTAACTTTGCTTTCATTGCGTCAATCAAAAAGTCTTGGTCCCCGTCGACTCCAAAAAACCGAAAAGGTTTTGGCGCATAATCTACAATAGTTTTCCCATTGTAATTGAAATCTTCTTTTCCAATCTTACTTCTATAAGTGGCAAAATCCTCTGTAGACATTGGGGTTTCCGAACCTTTATTGTCTAAGAGAATTATTTTGGTGGGCATGTGCACCAGGTTATCGTCCCAATCAAATGCGTAGTATTTGAGGTCTGGAGTTCCAGTTTTGAAAGACGATGTTGATTTAGATTTCATTTTCGAAAAGGAAAAAAAAGGGTGGGAAAGTCATTTTTCCCACCCCAAAGATATTAAATATTTTCGAACGACGCACCAGTAGGTGTAATCAAGAACTCAATATCAATGAATTCAAGTGCCTTAGTTGGTTTGAGATAAATCTTACCAGTAAGAGTATTTCTATCCAAGTCTTCCGGAGTTGAAGAAACCGTTACACGGAAATCATATAAACCACGGTCTCTTCTGATAGCATCCAAGATTGGGTTTACAGAGTCCAAGAACTGTTGTCTTACAATCTCATCGTTTTGTTCGAAGAGTAATCTGACAGCAACAGCAGAAATCAACTTTCTAGCTTGCAATAACAATCTTCTTACATTCAAACGATTAAGTGCTGTATCTCTGATTTGGAGAGTTTTGTTACCCCAAATTACTGTACCAACATCCGAGAAAGTCGCAATAGGGTTAATTCTACCTTGATACAATGTATCTCTATCTTCTTGAGTTAGTTTCAATCTAGCTTTAACAGAATTAACAAGACCTCTCGTGTAACCAGCCGAAGCAAACCATGGGAAAGAAATGTTATCAGTCAGCGCAAGGTTTCTACAAACTTGACCAGTTGGTGGGATGTAAATTTGAGTATTGTTGACCGTATCTCTTTCAAGAATCCAAGGATAGTAAGTTGCCGTATACGAAGAATCTATGCCTGTGCCGTCCAAATTGTCAACAGCTGCCTGCGGGTAGATAATTTCGTATTGCGAAGTCCCGTCAGGAATATACATGTTATAATCTGGAGTAGTTACAATGTAAACCGCATCAGCTCTTTCATTTTCGACCATTCCTATTGCCAACTCACAAAGATTTGAGTTATTTACATAGTCAATACCTGGAGTAGCAAAAACATTGATGTTCGTGGATTCAGGATTATTGAATGTCAATTGACCTAACAAATATGCGTAGTAGTCAGTGTTAGCAAAGTCTTGAGTGTTGTTTTCAACAACAATTCTTTTGAAAGTTCCATCTCCAGAAGCTGTTGGGTAACGTTGTGTTTGGGTTGAACCCTGCAAGTATCCTGAAGCTCCAAGAGCAAATCTGTCTTGGTTTGTTCTAAATTCTCTGTAGATGTCCCATCCGTCAAAACCTCCTTGGAGTACACAAGTGAATTTTCTTGAGTAAATGAAGTAGTATGGACTAGCCTGTGAAGTAGGTTCGGAGTCAAAACTTGCAACACCACAATCAAATGCTGGAGTTCCACTAGTTACTTGGGAATTAGAAATTGTCACAACTGTTGCACCAGAATCCATGTGAAAACCTTTTGTTTGGTAGTTCCAAGGTTCTGAAGTTGTTGCAACATCCCAGTTAGCTACGGGGTTCTTCTTTCCTTTGTATTGAAGTAAATCTGTGTCAATTCCAAATTGTGATGAAATTCCCAAATATGTTCTTCTTACAATGTCACCAGATGATGTAACGATATTTGCACCACCAGCGCTTGTTCCGAATGGTGGGTCATAAATTGTTTCACCAGGGAAGTAGTATTGTGTTTTGATAATAGGGAATGGAGAAGGGTTCGTTGCGCTTTCATATACTCTCTCTTCTAGTCCGTAGAAACCACAAGGAAGCGCATCAACAGGATATTCATCAGAGAGCTCAACCATAAGGTATGCTGAGTTAAGAGGGTACTCACCGTCTGATGAACCAATTTTTTTAGCAACAAAGCTATTTTGTGATGGGTCCATAGTACAGTTTGTGTATTTTTCATATACAACTGGATTCGCATCAGTATCGAAGAAGTTTCTCACTAACACATCAAATGTGCCGTTATTGAATGAAATGTTTGCAATTGAAACCTTAACTTCGGTATTTGCTGTGTTACCATCACTAATTGCAACAAATCTAAACAAGTTATAAACTTTATTACCACGCAATTCTGATACAAAGAAAGGTGTCTTTGGAGTTTGATATTGGTCAAGGAACCAAGCAATAGAAGTTGTAGAAGCCTTATCACGAGCTTCTGGAAGTGCAATCATATCACACTTAATACCACGAACATATCCTTTGTTGTATCCGTAGTTCAACATACCAAGATAAGATTCCTCAACATAGATTGGAACTTCTTGTCTTGGTTTAGAGAAGTTAGTAATACCCAATACTTTAGTGATGTAGTTCGCATTAGTAGAGTCAAACGATGTGTCAAAAGTAAACGTATTCCCTTCATATGTTACACCACTTAATTGGAATGTAGCAAAAGGACTTTGAGAAATACCAGAGTAAGCCCCAGTACAAATTAAATTTAAATCAGTTAAACCTGTTACTTGGTATTGTGGTCCATGCTCACTTGAGCTGTAAACAGAAATACCACGAGAACGCACAGTAGCTAGAATTAAATTATTCCATTCGGTATAAGCTGTACCCGAGTAGGTGTAAGAGACACCAGTAATTGTGCCGGTAAAAGAACCAGAAGCACCCGTCACAAAGTTTGTAACATCATAATACCATGAATATCCAGAGTAGCCATTAGTGTTACCTGTAACATCAAATGTTGCATAATACCAAGGGTCGTTAGTTCCAGCAGTTAAATCAGCAGAATCAAGACTTAAATTATCACAGCCAAAAATGTTTTCAACATTTGCAAAAGCATTATCTAAAATTGTATAACCTGTTGTTGGAATCGAGCCATATACATTAACTGTTGTCGCAGAAATAGTTGTATCCCCCGAAATATCAATCATAAATCCGAATAAGTCAGCATTGTAGGTAGATGTTGAACCATCATTCAATGTGTATTGTGTTGGGAGTGAATTAAAAATAACCGGAGGTAACCCACTACCAAAATTAAGAGTAGAACCAGAGGTATTACCCGAAAAAGTTACCGTGTAAGTAACTGCAGAGACACTTGTGTTAATACCAACAGTGGTGCCATCAACATTAGCGATAGCTTGCAAACTCCAAGAAGGTCCAGCATCGTAACCGGAAAGACCTAGAATACGAGTTACGAACAATTGGTTAGATTGTTGCAAATAAGCTTTGGCTATGTAAGCAGCTTCGTACTTTGGAATTTGTGTGTTTATAAATTTGGTTGGTATAGTACCACCAAAAAAAGTTTGGAACTCATCAAAATTGGTGATGAAAATTGGTTCAAAGGCAGGACCTTTTTGTGTTTCGCCTACTAAACCCAAAGTTGTTACACCAACACTTTGAGCAACAAACGATAAATCAGTTTCTGATGTATAAACCCCTGGGGATACAAAAACTTTTTGGTTTGCTTGAGATGTTACTTGAAAAAACATTTTTTAATTTTTCTTATTCGGTTTTATTTTTATGATAAATATTTGATTTAAACACAAAAAACTTGACTTTTATCTATGTATTAGTAAGCAGTATGTTTTTTTTCTGCTTTTTTTCTGCCTTATGAAAAGTGCCCCCAAGAAGATTAAGAACCTGAAAATTTCAGAAACCACCCATCAAGTGCTAAAAGAGTATTGTGATGACCATGGATTAAAGATTTACAAATTCCTAGAAAAATTAATTTTAGACAATTGTAAAAAGCAAAAAGATATCTATGGAGAGAATTAAACAAGCTTTGCTTGAAACTCAATATTGGCTTCTTCGCCTGGGGTTTCTTTGGTAATTTCTACTCTCAATAAATCTCCAGTGTTAAGCTGAATAATTGAAACATCTTGACCATAATAATCATTATTGATGTATACATCATAGGTATCGACATTCAAAGTGCTTACCAAACTTAAATTAATTCGATAATCAACTTTATCGTCAAGAATTGAAGTATTTCCCGAGGTGTAAAATAAATTATAAGTAAATTCATCAGGATTAGGAGGAGTTATTTCAGCTCTACGACCAACAGGAACTTGACTATCAACTTCAAAAAGCTGAACAACACGGGAAATTGCTGGCTTTACTTCAAATTCCTCTTCATCAATAAGATAGCCGAGCATGGTAAACTCGTAACTTTGGATGTAATAGTTTCTTTTATCAACATCAATAACAGATTCATCAGAAATGTTATTCATAATAATTGGCACATATTGTCCTTTGATGAAGGTATAGGCTTGACGAGAAGAAAAAGTTTGCAATACGTTTTTGTTGAATGTGTTCAGCTCACGCATTCTATTGCAAAGAATTTTCACGCTATAATTGATATCTACCGGAACAGGTTGAGGTATGGTGTAAATATCGTACCCCTTTTGGTTTCCATTCCAAGTAGGGACTTTAGCATAATAAAATTGTTTTCTAACTGGAATAGTATATTGAAGAGAAGGGTTACTACCATATTTTACCTCAGGTTGACGAACAACAGTAATAAATGGTAACTGAACGTTGAAATCTTGGTCAACGAAATTCCAAGTTTCAGTAAACTGGGACCATCTTTGGTTTGTGATAATTTTATCAACAACACTAATGTCTTTTCCGGATACGGTAGTCTTTAATGAGGTTTGAACAAATTCCAACATTCCCCCGTCTAAATCAGCATGCAATACACTC